ACCGACAGCACCAGCCTGACCCCCGGCAAAATCACCGCCGACAAGCAAATCGGCGTGGTGCTGCACCGCGGCCGCGCCTGGGAATCCCGCGACCTCGCTCGCCTGGCCGCTGGCTCCGACCCCATGGGCGCCATCGGCGCCAAGGTGGCCGACTACATCGCCAACCAGCAGCAGAAAGACCTGATCGCCTGCCTCAACGGCGTCTTCGGCACCGTCGGCACCGACAACTCCTCTGCCGCCTTCGCCGCCCTCTCCATCGACGGCGGTGGCTCGGGCGAAACCAACCTCGGCCCGCGCCAAATCGCTGCCGCCGAGGCGATCCTCAACGAAGACGCCGACCGCCTCGGCGCCATCGTGATGCATCCCCTGGTCTACGCCGACCTCAAGGAGCGCAAAGCGATCGACTTCGTGACCGCCTCTGACGCCCGCGTCACCGCCTCGTCCATCGCCGCCGGCAGCATCACTGCCCTCAACGCCTTCGGTGGATCGGTCGCCGCCGCCTACGCGGCCAACGTGTCCGTCCCCTTCTACATGGGGATGCGCGTGATCCGCAGCAAGGACGTCCCCACCTCCGGCACCACCCCGAACCGCAAGTTCGCTTGCTTCGTGATGGCCCCCGGTGCCGTGGGCACCGGCCAGCAAGCCGCCCTCCGCTCCGAAGTGGACCGCGACATCCTGGCCAAGTCCGACGCCATGTCGGTCGACTGGCACAACGTCTACCACCCCCTCGGCGCCCGCTACATCGGCGCGGCCAACCCCACCGCCGCCGACCTGGCCACCGCCGCCAACTGGCAGAAGGTCTTCGAAACCGAGAACATCGGCATCGTCCGCATCACTGTCACCTCCAGCTTCGACTGAGCGCGCTGACGCGCGCATGAACAGCCCCGCGCGGTAGCGGGGCACCCCACTTCCTTCTGCACTGGTACGACCCATGGCATCCATCTTTGAGCTGGGCGACATCCCCGGCGGCCTGCTCCCCGGCCAAATGACGCTGGCGGCCCCCACCGCCACCGCGACCCTGTCCACCGCGGCCAGCTACAACGCCATCGTACGTGGCGTCCCCACCGCCGCGGCCACCTACACCACGGCCACCGCCGCCGCCATCGTCACCGCCATCGGCAGTGACTGCGCCATCGGCACCACCTTCATGCTCGTGGTGATCAACGCCTCCGCCGGCGCCAACACCATCACCGTCCAAGGCGGCGACGGCGTCACCGTCTCCGGTGTCGCCACCGTGGCCCAGAACGCCTCCAAGGTGTTCATCGGCTACGTCTCCGCCGTCACCACCCCCGCCATCACCCTCTACGGCCTCGGCTCCACCGCCGCCGCAGCAGCGTAAGGCTCGCTGCGCTCGCCTTACAAACAGCCCTGCCATCCGGCGGGGCTTTTCTTTTCTTCTGCTGGAACGCCCATGGGAATGCACGCCTTCCGCCGCCTCCGCGAACAAGAAGCCGCAGCTGCTACCGCAACCGCAATAGCCGAAACCCCCGCCAACGGCCTCCTCGAACCTGGCACGTTCGACCAACACCCACCCAAACGCCGCGGTCGTCGACCAAAGCCGACGACAGAAGACGCACCAGCGGAGGAAAACTAGGTTTAACGCCTGAAACATTCCGCACCAATGGAGCGCAGCGAATACCTAGGTGCGGAATACATTGACGACACCGCCGCCCACACCGGCAAGTTCGGCGCCATCACCGCCCTTGCCGCCGCCGTCGTCTCCAGCGACACCGTCGCCCTCGACTTCACCGGCAACTCGATCGCCAACCTCCCCATCCCCGCCGGCACCACCATCTACGGCATCTTCACCACCGTGAAGCTCGCCAGCGGCAAAGTCCTCGCCTACAAGATCTGAGGTAGCCCATGCCCGCCTCCATCACCGCAACCGTCGGCGGCGCCACCTCCAACAGCTACCTGAGCATCGCCGCCGCCGACACCCTCGCGGAAACCATGCTCGGCACCCTGGCCTGGACAACCGCCACGACCGACGAAAAGACCCGCGCCCTCATCACCGCCACCCGCGGCCTCGACACCCTCACCTGGATCGGCGAACGCACCACCGACACCCAAGCCCTTGACTGGCCCCGCACCGACGCAATCTGCGACGGCATCGAGTACCCGGACGACGAACTCCCCGAGGCCATCAAATACTCCACCTTCGACCTCGCCAACGCCCTCCTCACCACGCCGACGCTGCTGCAATCCCCAACTGGCACGTCCGGCGAGCTGATCCCCGGCATCCCCAACCGCGACCTCTCCCGCCTGAAGCTGGACGTCATGGAGATCGAATGGCGCTCCAGCGTCAGCTCCGCCTCCCAAGCCATCGTCAGCCCCCTCTCAGCGCTGCCCCACCTGGCCACGATCCTCGGCTGCCTGACCACCAGCGTCATCCCCGGCGGCGGAGCCCGCATCGTCGACCGCGTCCGCAGCTAACACCGCCACAGCATTGGAATACTGCGCTTTTGTGTGCAGCCGCTAGGCTGCACAGCATGGCAGCGTCCACCGCCAAAAAGAAACCCCGCGGCTACCTCGCTGAGCCCCTGAGCCGCGAGGAGCAGCGCCACGTGGCCCGCATGTACCGCGAGCACGGCGGCCTCGTCCACCACATGGGCCGCAAATACTGCCGCAAATTCCCCTTCCTCGCCAAGGAAGACATCTACTCCTGCATCGACATCGCCTTCATCAAGACCTGCCGCGCCTGGGACCCCGCCAAAGGCTCCTTCTCCACCCTGCTCGGCGTCTTCTGCGAGGGCGGCATCCGCCACTTCATCCGCGACGACAACTGGGTCGTCAAAGCCCCCTCGTCCGTCCGCACCCTCGGCCTCCGCGCCAGCTACATGGTCAAAGCCGGCACCCCCGCCGCCGAAATCTGCGCCGCCCTCTCCATCACCCCCGACGCCCTGAAGCTCGCCCTCCTCTCCGTCCAAGGCGTCGACCACGAAACCCAAGACTTCCGCTGGCACGTCTGCCCCCGCCCCACCCCTTGGGAAGTCCTCGAAGCACAGGAAAACTAGGGTAACGTCACCACTGGCTCGAAGTTAACCATGGCCACCGGAAGTTTCTTCGCAGCCTTGGGCTACAAGATGTACGTCAAGCTGGGCACATCTGCCAGCAGCATCCCGACGACATCGGCGACCATGACCCGGATCCTGTCGCTCGACAACACCGGCATCCAGGGCACCTCCGAATCCACCTCGGTCGTTGACTACGACTCCGAGCAAGGCTTCCAGTCCAACCTCATCACGAGCCAGAGCTACAGCATCCCCTGCTCGATGAACCTGGACGTGACCGATGGCGGTTACGACATCCTCAAGCAAGCCGCCATCAAGGCCGCTGACGGCACCCTGCTCCTCTGGTATCGCGAAACCCCCGTCACCGACGACTCCGGCGACAACCCCGAAGTCCACGCCGGCCTCGCCCAAATCGGCGACTTCTCCGAGGACATCGTCGCCGGCAACATCGCCAAGGTCACCTTCACCCTGACCGGCTACGGCGCCTACAAGTTCTACCGCCAGGGCAACCCCGTGGCCACCCTGACCGTCACCACCGCCGGCTCGGGCCTCACCCCCGCCACCTACAGCGGCGTCAGCCTGGTCTCCAGCAGCCCCACTGCCGGCATCGGCTCCGGCAAGGGTGCCACCGCTGACATCGTGGTCGCCGGCGGCGGCACCGTCACCTCCGCCCCCACCATCGTGGCCGGCGGCACCAACTACAAGGTCGGCGACATCCTCACCGTGGCCCTCGGCGACGTCGGCGGCGCCGGCACCGACGTGGTCCCCACCTTCACCGTCGCCACCGTCTCCTGATACACTCCTCCGGGATGAGGTTCAAGCCCCCGCTCTCCGGTCGGGGGCTTTTTGTTGCCTCGCGTTGGCTCGCTCCGCTCGCCAACAAACAGCCGCTACTTGGCCAGTTCCTTCCAGCGGGCGGTAAAGAACGGCAAAAACGGCTGCGCTTGGAGCGCCGGCGTAATCCAGTCCCGCCCCGGCCTCGTCCCGACCTGCACCTGCCTACCTGCCGGGTTGACGTAGCTCCCGTAGTCCCCGCCGCGAAGCACAACTCCTGAATACGGGGCTGACCACGTAATGCTCAACTGGTTCGCCTTCACCTGGGGCGCCTGCTGCGAATCCCGCAACCGCCCCGTATCAAGGATGTCCCGCAACCCCGGAGCCACGTAGACACCCTTGGCAACTTGCCGCCCCAAACCACCGATACTCTTAAAGCGCAGCGTCCCACGGTCCCACTGGTACTGCACCAACGCGATCTGCCGCCGCGCCTCTTCAGCGATGATCGGCGCAAAGTCCTCCAGGATCTGCGTGGTGCGTGCCAGCAGCCGCTCCA